GCCGGCCGTCGGCTCGAGCGGGCCGGAGCCGCACGCGGGCCAGTCGATCTGCCCGATGAACCAGCGCGAGTCGGCGGCCTGCCAAACGTTTAGCGAGTAGCGGAGGAACTTCGACATCTTCCGTGGGTCGGTCGTCGCGTCCTGGAAGTCGGCCGCGAACTCGTCCTCGGGGAACGCCACGCCCATAGACGGGTTTGCCTTCCGCCAGACGACCGGGTCGGCGTAGTCGTCGGCCTCGGGATCGGCCGCGTAGATCAGCCCGTAAAAGGTCGGGTTGGCCTGGGGGTTCTTGATCACGAGCTCGCAGTCCTGCCACCACCGCCAGCCGATCCCGTTCCGGTCCGAGCCCGCCGTCGAGATCGAGATCACCAGGCCGTTCGCCGTGCCACGGGTCGCGTAGATCAAGGCGTCGACCAGGTCGGGCTTCGGGAAACTGTGGATCTCGTCCAGGATCACCGAGCCGTTCAGACCTTCATTTCGCCACGAGTCGGACGACAGGCAGCGGATCTCCTTGCCGGTCTCCTTGTTGCGGATGATGCTCCGCGAGTCGACGACCTCGAGCAGCTTCGACAGCTTCGGGCTCGCCTCCACCGACTGCCGGACCATGCGGTACATGGTCCGCGCCTGGAGCCGGTCATTCGCAGCGAGGAACACGTCCTGGGCCGGGGCGTGGCACGTCAGCATGTACTGGGCGAGCTGCGACATCAGGCTGGACTTGCGGTTCTTCTTGGGGACGAAGATCCCGCATCGCTTGTATCGGAGACGGCCGTCGGGCCGCCGCCAGCCGAAGAGCGGCCGGAGGACTTGGTCTCGCTGCCAGTCGATCAGCTTGATCCGCTGGGGCTCGCCGCCGCGCTCGTCGGGGTGACGACAGAGGGTCTCGATGAACCGGACCGGCGCTTCCGCCGCGGCCGAGTCCCACTCGTAGCCCGGGACGTATTCCGGCCGCTTCTCCGGATCAGTTGCGACGGATCGAGAGACTGCGGAGGACCTGGTCCTCTTCGTCGCCTTCTTCTTGGCCATCGTCTGGATCCTGGGGGATGCGGGCCGAGCTGGCCGCGGTCAGTCCGAAGTCGCGGGCCAGGGCGACGAAGTCGCGGCGGGCATCCCGCAGAAGCCGGGCCACCGGGCTGGCGGCCTGCCCCTTGTCGGTCGCGGTGATCCAGCCCTCGGCCGCCAGCTGCTCGGCGAGCTGCTCGCCGTCGGCGTGGAGGTGAGCCAGGAGCGCGAAGGCGTCGGCCCCGTCGGGCCGGAGCCGGCCGTCCGCGATCAGGGCCGGGGCGTTCCGCCGCCAGAAGGCCAGGGCCACCGGCCGGGCCGCGACCGAGGCCGGGGGCTCGAGCTCGCCGCCGGCGGCCGCGGCCGCCTTCCGGTGGAGCGTGTTCCGGCCCGTCTTCGATCGGCCGCTCGACGGATCAGGCACAGGGCCGCGGGATCCCATAACCGGGAGCCTCCAGGTTTTCAAAACCCGACAGAAATACGTTTGGGACTCGCGTGGGGCTTTCCGCCCGTTTCACGAGTCCGGACGACCCCACCCCGGTCGGCGACCAGGGCGTGGGCCAGCGGCCATCCTGGCAGGCCTGCGGCTTGAATCCAGCGTCTACAGCTGGCCGCGGCGTCGTTGCTCTGCTCGCGTCTTGCGCCCGTGGTCGGCCGCACACAAGACCTGGAGGTTGGCGTCGTCGTCGGTGCCGCCGTCCTCGAGCGGGACGACGTGGTCGACGTGGGCCTCGGCCCCGCCGATCACTCGGCCGCACACCGCACAGGTGAACGCGTCACGCGTCAAGATCCGCTCGCGCTTGGCTCGCCAGTCGGGCGACGTGTAGTGGTCTCGTTCCTTCGTGTGGGTGTGCCGCAGCCGATGCGGCCGCCAGCGTTCTACTCGCTCAGGCATGGGGCTAGCGTCTCTCCATTGCGTCTAGATCGCCGCCCCGTCCGTATCAGAAAAGATACGTTTCCCGTCGCCTCTCGCATACGATTGGGCCGAACACCAACTGTCATTTTCCGCCATCTTCTGCGGCGGTGAACGTACACGCCATCCCTTGGTCGGCCAGTATTTGCGGGTAGCCGTTGGCAACCATCCAGGCTCGCATATCACCATCGGTCGCCGGGTCGTAGAGGCGAGGGAATCCGTAGCGGTGTCCGCTGGGCGGATCGACCCAATAGGGGCGTGATGTCCACTCGGGCGGCACACTACACTCGCCGGGTGTAGCGACCGGCTCGGGTGTATCGACAGCCTCTGGAGCATCTCGGCTTGCGATAACGGCCCGGAGCCGCCGCACCTCGGCGGCCAGGATGTCGGGGTCGCGGCAGGTGTCGGGGTCGATTCGCATACGGCAATGTCCGCTTTACCTGGCGTCACATTTCCAAAGCATCGCCGCACTGGTCGCGTATCATCTGCCGCAGCTCCTCCGCGAGCCTCGCCGTTTCCTCTGACGGGTCGCCGTGTTTCAGCAGGCCACGCAGCCGCTGGTCGATGTCGAACAGGCACCCGCAGGCCGCCGACCCCAGCCGGGCGCGGTCGAACTCATGTTGCTCGTCGGGGAGCGTGTAGCGGAGGGTGACGGTGGGCATTGGTCGCGTTCTGGAATCTGGAATGTGTTACAAATCCTATGCTGCTTTTCTTACCGGCAGCGGTTTCGTAACGGCGTGATGTTCCGCCTCTAGCGTCATTCGTAAGATATGCGGCCCGGCACGCCGCCCATCGCCATCAGCCGCTGGTGGAACAGCCGGACTTGCGTGGCTTCCAGTTGCAGCGTTTCGCCGGCCAGCCGCTTGTTCTCGGTCACAAGGTGGCCGATGACGAGCCGCAGTTCCGGGGCCGTCATGTCTTGCACCGGCTCGCCAAAGAACATCATGCCTTCGACGGCGGCCCGCCACTTGGCTTTCAGGCGTTCGATGTCTTCCATCACTTCACCTCCGGCGGCTTGCACGCGCAGCAGACAAACAGCCCCGTTCGTAGTTCGCGGGCGGAAACAACGAAAACGCTTTCGTACATATCCAGAAAGCACTGGCACCCGCAAGCCACACACTCCGACCCATCGGGGGCGGTCGGGAGCCAGTCAACGATTCCGCTTACCACTAGGTATGCCATCACTTCACCTCCGGCGGCTCGGGGAGCGGCATCCAGTGGGTTGGCTGGCACCCTTCGTTCCAAGTCATCTCGCCGCTTTTGTTCCACGCCTGACCGTAAGACTTTGACCCAGTGACAGGGCATCCCCAAAAGCCCAAGACAGTCTTGTTTTCTTCCGGCAGGCGTTCGCCCACCGGAATCCAGCGGCGTTCTTCTCTCAGGCGGTCAATCTTGGCATAGAGTGCGTCGGCCAACTCCTCCAAGTCTGAAATCTCTGAATACTGCCGCCGTTCAGTGTCGGTGCAGTCGCAGTTCATCGGCTTTTGGTCGCAGATGGGGCAAGGCATCACTTCACCTCCGGCGGCTTCGCGGTGTCGATTGCGTCCTGCCACATCTGGTCAACCCGGTCGAACATCGCCGCCAGGAGCGGCACCTCTACCTTGGCGTGGAACTCCCGCTCAAAGGCTGTGACCTCCTTGAAGAGCCAGTACGGGTCTTTCGGATCGTAGGGCGGGCGGTCGCGTTCCATGCCCGCCATCGTACCGCCGCCGTCCAGCGAGTCTACGCCTGTTTCGGCAACCATCCGGCATCGCCGGATAGTTCCGTCGCAAGATTAGTGCGTCTACGGACATCAGCCCGGCAGCAACGCCAGGGCATCCGCGAGCGGCACCACGGCGATCTCGTCGAACCGCCCCGCGTCCAACTGACTGAACCCGCCGTACACCAGCCCGCCGGGGACGCACTCCGTCAGGATGTCGGCCGTGAGCATGAATCGCCCATCGGTCAGCGTTCGCGGGGCTGGCACATGGCGCGGGTCGCCGTACTGGCCTTGCACCTCCGCGAGCCGCTGGGCCAGGGCGGCGTCGAACACCAGAGCGTGAGCCACGCCCCATTCGTAGGACACCGGGAGCGTGATGTCGGCCAGCGTCATGGGATGGCGGCCCCGATGGCGGTCATCAGGGTGGAAAGGCGAGCATCCAACAGCGCGAGGTTCAGCGACTCGCCAATCGAATAGAACGAAATGCGAGCGTCAGAATATTGGGACGCAGACCGTGAGAAAACGAAGATTTCCGTGTTTGTGGCCGCAGACGATGAGTCGTTGAGTGTCGTTGTCGTTCCGTTGTAACGTGCCTGCACGCTCGCGGATAACGACCGACTCGCTCCCCAAAACCCGGCAGTGGTCGCTGTTTCATTGATGTTTCCGGCCGTGCCGGTCGGATAGTTGATTCGATAAAGTCTCGCTGTCGCGGTAGTTAAAAGTTGCGAATCTCCGGCGACGCCCGCCCCGGTGCCGATGGCGGTGCGTGTTATGTTTCGCGAGTGGTGGGCCGTCATCCACACCGCCAAATGCTTGCTATCGGTTGGGTCAGCGTTATTCAGCCGGCCGCTTGAAAGGTTTTTGCTCGTCCCGTTGCCTAGCAGCCCCGGCGTGGCACCGCCTCTCGCATAGTCGCCGCTGACGAACGGGCCGTTATTGGTCGGGGCTGAACCCTTGAGCGGGATCAGCGCACCGCTGAGCGTCCTCGCACCGGCGAGGATGCAACTGGCTTTTATGGCCGACCACAAATTGTCCAGCTTCAGCCCGACGACAAAGTCGTTGATTGCCTTCCGCACGGCCGGCTCCAACTGCTGCCCGTCAGCCTGGGCCACCGCGTTGAGGTAGACGGCCGCGTCGCCGTCGATGTTGTTCGCGATGGGCCGCAGAAGGCGGGGATTCATCGGCATGGGATGACTCTAGAGTGGTGATGTGAAGTCGTTAGTTGGTGCCGGGTTCCGGCTCGCTCGCGTCCACAGTCCGCAGCGGAGGCAGCGGCTTCCCTGACTGTATGGCAATGAGCAAGCGCGTCTGATCCGCGACGGCGTCGGCAATCTCCCGCTGCGTCTCCCTGACCTCTTTCAGCGTCAGGCGGTGCTCTTCGAGCAAGGGCAGCAGCAGATCCTGGCGGATGAAGAACGCCAGCCCGAGAGCCACGAGCGTCGGGAAGCCCCATCG